AATCTTTAAGTTCAGTCATCAATTAGACCCTCTTTTTTCAATCTATCATAATTATAACATCCATCAAAACTGAATTGAATTTTTGGATCTTTATTATAGTTAAATAATAAAAGTTCTTTTCGTTGTTTTTGATCTCTCATATATTCTCCTACGGAACGCATCGTATAAGTTAAATCAAATTCAGCAACATTCCAGTTCTTGAAGCGATCCTTTACAAGTTGATCTGAATTATAACTTATCAACTGATCCATATCGTTATTATCACAATCAACAGAAAACTTATCGTGATCAAATCCTTTGTGCAGTGATCCTTTATTCCCATAGAGATTATCCTTAATGTCATAAGGAGGATCAAGATACATAAAAACATTCCTGTTTCCGTCCATCATATAATCATATGAATAGTTAGTTATAATCCATTTTGAAATAAGTTTAGAATATTCGGGAAGTTTTTCTATACCTCTGAGACTAAAATTGGAATTAGATGCCTGTGGAGAAAATGAGGAACTTTCAGTAAGACCACTAAAAGAACACTTATTGATAATATAAAAATCAGAAGCACGATCAAAATTTGAGCGACCTTCTTCATGCAATTTATCCTTACAATAAAGAAATAAATCCCTTGCTAATTCTGGTTTATTATTTGCTAATTTTATTCCTTCAAGATTGTCTTTCATATCGGCACCAAACATCTGAAGTTGTTGCCAGAAATTCACCAGAGGTTCATAAAGATCATTTACCCAAATAGTTAAGTCTGGATATTTTTTGGTAATATGAATTGCCACAGATCCACCACCAAGAAATGGTTCCCGAAACTCTTCATACTCACGAAGATCTGGAAAGTATGGATCCATTTTGACGCAAGCACGAGACTTACCTCCGGGATACCTTAAAGGTGTTTTGAGAGATTTCATTTAAAAGAAACCTCACACATTATTTCAGTCAAACAAGCAAGAAGGTTAATCTCTTGGTCTGCTACAAATGCCGATTGATATTGATATTTCGCAATAATAAGAACAGAAGAAGCAATACTGGGACCATCCAAATGTTCATATAAAGCATCATACACCATACGAAGAACACTACTGGCATCATTATCAAGGTTTGCCACAACCCATTTACGAACTTCCGGAAAGTTCTTTTCTTTGAGGTATTTAAGGAGATCATTGAGTTTAACATTAGAAAATGACGCAAGAATTGCAGAATCAATTGTTCCAGAAACAGAATACCTTTGAAGAATATTAAGTAATTGTCTAGTATCTGGAAAGTGGACTTTTATAAGTTCAAGAATAACTTTTTTATCGTATTTGATATTTTGTTGATCTAATATGTATGATACTCTTTTAAAAACATCAGACATCATTTGAGGTTTCTCTTCCTTTAAAATAGGAGTATATTTGAGAACAACACATCTTGACTGTATTGGCTCAATAATTTTATTAAGATTATTACAAGTAAAAATAAAACAAACATTATTGTGTAGTTGTTCAATAACTCCACGGAGACAAAGCATTACATCATTAGTTGTCCCATCAAATTCATCAAAAAATATTACCTTTTTTTTATCACTAAACATAGAAACAGTTGTACCAAAATTAATCACTTGATTGCGAATAGTATCTAAAAATCTTCCTTCAGACGAACCATTCAAAAATAAAACATCTTGTTTAGTAATCTTACAAAGAGTTTTGATAGTTTGAGTTTTACCACATCCTTGAGAACCTTGAAGAATAAGATTCTGATTTAATTGCCCATTTTTAACAATATTAAGAAAAAAATTCTTGATATCCTTAGATAAAATCAAATCTTCCACAGATTCGGGAGACCATCGTTCTACCCATAAGAATGGTTTAATTTCAGTTAGTTCCATTTCCATATTAAAAAAATAAAAATCAAAGGTAATAGTAATTTTGGAATGTTTTGCTTCTCATTCTCCAACTAGCAGTATCCCTATGGACATTAAGCATTATAGCACACTCTTTTACAGATTCATAAACAATTCCATCAACTGAACATTTTTTTCCCATAGATTTTGAAAGATTTTTTTTATGTTCTTCTGTAAGGGGAACTCCTTTACACGGGTGTGAGTTTTTAGACCAATATTCTTTTTGTGATTTGCGCATTATATCAATAGAATCTTTTGTGTGTTTTGATCCCCATAAAGAGTTTAAAGAAGGTTTTAGCCACTCACAATATTGTTGTTCTACTAATTTAATTTCGTCACCCTCGTGAATCCATTTAACAACTTCAATAGTAAAATTATGATATCCATACTTTAAGAAATTGCCATAAAGTTTTGGACAATGCATTTTACGGCTAGCACACATGGTTATATGTTTAGCAAACCTAAGCATATAATTTTTTTCGGTACAACCAATATAATTTTCTCCAGTAATTTTGTTTCGTATTTGATAAACGCAACTCATAAACTAAAACTCGTAGTATAATACTATTTAGTAAACGAATAATTTAGACCCATTCAGGTTTTCTATTGGGAAGGCGAAGGTAGTTATCCTTCACCCAAGGTTTAGATGCAACATACATCTTATATGCAGTAAAGGTATCAATTGTATCATCATATTTCCATTCTTCTGGCATAGCACGAGCAAATGGAGTCACTTTTTCAATCTTACCTTTTGGAAACAAATAATATGCTTGCAGTAAAGTATTATAACACGAGTGGATTTTATTATACCGCAAAGTGTATTCATCACACAAGTTCATTCCCCACTTGATTAACCAATAGGCATTATCAATGGTCTTTGCTGCCCATAAAGTACAAGGGTGATTACGGAAGGCACCCTTCTCTGTCTTGTAGGGGGTTCCATCGGTCTTAGGGAGAGTTCCATAGTTGTATCCCCATTTCTCTGATGCCACTATGGAGAGCATTTGACATGCCTCTAAGGGCATTTTAACTACGTGTTTGTCTGGAAGACAAGTGGCACTCTCTGCAGGAAATTGAGATGTGACGAAGATGTTCATTCAAATGTAGAATCGGGTTCAAGAGCACAATAGTACTTCAAATCTCTGTCGGTGCTCGTAAATCGTGACAAAAGTTTTTGTGAGATGACAACCTCATAGGAGCCAGGAAGAATCTTGATATTCTCCACTTTAAAGTTAAACGTAAAGATACTATCAGTTTCTCCAACCACGATAGAAAAATCATTTGAGGTATCATTCTTTTTATCTCTTACTACCAGTTTCACAACACCTGCTTCACCAACAGCAGATAAATCTGGGAGTTGATAAATTGCAGCAGCCTTGAGTAACTTATCTAACTGTTGAGTATTCAACACAAAGCATACATCCTCACTTGGAAGAAGAATCTCTTTATCTGGTGGTGTTACAATCACACTTGGGTCAGCAAAGAAATACTTAGACCTTGATTTGCCTTCACGTATCATTACATACTTATCATTCTCAAAATCAAGTTCAGGTGTTTGGTGAAGATTGAGTCCATTCAAAAATTGATTTAGATCATAGATTCCAAAGGACTTTGGAAAGGTTTCAGTAATCGTTGCCTCAGCAAGTATGTTCTTCATTACTGAAATAGTGCGAAGTTTATCGCCTTCCTTAAAAAGAATTGATTGATTGATACCAGAAAAGTTTTTTAGCAAAGATAGAGTTTTGTCAGAAAGTTTCATAATTTGATTTCGCAGTTTCATTATTATTTGAATTCAGAAAGTCCATTATCCTTGCGAGTATAATGACCATCAAAGTGAAGTAGTAGCATAGCATAGTGAATCACCTTAAGTAAATCACTTTTATTTCGTCCGTTTTTTGCTCCATAACGAGATCCATATTTAAGAATATTTGACTGACAAAAATCTGGTGCCAGATCCTTTGCTGCTATCAAATCAATTGTTTGAATATCTTTATACTCTTGATTTTGTCCGCAGTAGTGACTACCATAAGTGCTTGTTACGTAGTCTGAAACATCCTTAAGAATTTGATCTTCATTATATTTCCAAAGATGATTTTTTGATATTGGTGAATTTAGAACAACATTATCAGAAGAAGAAAAAGGAACAAATGGATTTCCAGTTAAACTAAATCCATCATCTTCCCAGTAATTATTCATATTAAAAGAAAGGTGATCTTCTCCCATTCCACCATGAAGATGGCTTCCAATAATAGAAGCAGCACCAAATGTTACAGAAGGAGGTTTTTCTGGAATAAAACTTTCATAATTTGATTCAAAATTTTCAGTCATAATTTTTTACACTAAGGAACAAAGAAGAGGAGTATTTACCTCCTCTTATCATATCAGTTTGATTCAGATTCGTCAACAGGAAGTTTAAAATCAATATCAATCTTATCATAAAGTTCAAGGAATGCCTGTTTGGTTTCATCATCAAAACGATTTACACAAACTTGAATTGCCTTACCTTTATCTTGAAAGATACTATAAGCACGAAGAATATGAACTAAACGACGAGTGGAAATGATTTCTTCAATACCACCATCATAGAATGTTTTACGAATTACATCACCCCAATCTACAAGACGTTTACAGAACTCTTTATCTTCAATACCCAAATCAAGAGCAACACCTTCTAAAATTCTTTGTTCTACTGAGGGAGCAGGATATGACTGCTCAAAGGTTACAGGAAATCTTTCTAAAAATGCTTCATTAAGAACATTAGTTCCAATAAACCTTCCATCCTCACTACCTTTACCTTTTGTATTAGCAGTTGCAAATATATTAAATCCAGAAGTAGGTCTTACAAACTTACCAATCTTTTTTAAAAATACACCTTTACCTTCCAAAACAGATTGAAGACAAAGTATTTTATTGGATGCTAAATCAACCTCATCAAGAAGAAGAATCGCACCTCTTTCAAGTGCCTCAATAACTGGACCATTATGCCAAGCAGTTTCACCATTTATTAAACGAAATCCACCAATCAAATCATCTTCATCAGTTTCTATTGTAATATTTACACGAATTAGTTCCCTACCAAGTTGAGCACAAGCTTGCTCAACGCTGAACGTTTTACCATTACCCGAAAGACCCGTGATAAATGTCGGATAAAAGAGATTGGACTGAATAATTTTTTTAATATCATTGAAGTTACCAAACTTGACGAAAGTATCATCTTTATCAGGAATAAGATTTTGTTCCACAGCAGGAAGAGCAGCAGGGGCAGAGTAACTACGTTCTATTTCTCGAACTTTTCTTTGTGTCACTTCTAAATTCCATTTACCACGTCCAACCTTAAAGTTTTCTAAACGTTTGGTTACAGTTGGATATGAAATATTTTTAGAAACACAATACCCACGAACATCAGCAGCAATAAACTCTTTACCAAAAGTATTCTTGAGATCTGAAAGAACTTGATCGTCAGTCATTTGAATGCGTTTCATGGAATTGATTGTTTGTTTTTGACTATAGTCATTATACCATAAAAGGAGAGCACAAAGACTCTGCTATGGTCAGTTCACCAATTGGTTCTTGAGTTTTTCAATATGCTCTTGACTACCAATATGCCCCTTATATCCAGGGTAATATTTTTCAATCATAGAACCAATACCCATTGCGGTAATGGCACTATCACATCTTACCCAAACTTCTTTGGTGTCATATTTTACAAAGTGCTCAAGTGGAAATTTATTTTTCATCCTCCTGCCGCTTTACGTTTAGCAAATTGCATATAAGTTTCACCAGGTTTTAACTTTTTAGAATAATCTTCAGGTGATTTGCGATCTTCACGAGCACGTTGGTTAGCACCAGGACCACCCAACTTGCGATCTTGCTCTGGATCCGGATGCCAGTAATCCCCTGCCTCTACAACAAACTTCTTAAA